GATTGAACTAGAAACGATAATGGATAATGATTCAAAGGTTCACAAAAACGGAAAGGAATATTGAATGAATTACATAAACCCTTTTACAATTATGGTTGTCTTTATTTTAATTTCTCACTTTTTACATTTAATAATGTGGCACTAACAAAAATGGAGATAAGGATTGAAAAAAATACATGATGGTTTAATTAACCGATTAGATGATGATCAGATATCAATGGTTAAAGATACTTTGAAGTCTCAAGCTGACTTCTTCGCAAAAGACTTATGTCGTTTAAGATCCATGGAAAAAGAATATCATCACCTCTTAACTCTGATTTCAATAATAGTTCATAGAGATATTATAGATGATTCAGTTAATATAAAAATTACTAAAGCCGCCCAGCTTTCTGGCAAAGATTGGCGGGATATATTAGAAATGAGTATTGACAAAAATGGAAGTGATGATTGAAAACTTTATATGAAAGAATGTGCGAGGGACAGGGCAAGTTGCTTAAATGGATATTGGTATTGCTGGTTCTGGCGATGGTAGTTAAATCAACATATTTGAGATTTACATATCCTCATTATACAGAAACGCAATTATTTTTATGTTTACTTGAGTTGTGCCCTGTTGACAATGATGGAAGTAAACAATGAAAAACCTAGTCCTTGAACTCGGCCCCAACGACATTATAAAAATTGGTAATATTGTAACTATCACTAGACATACTAAGAATCGTAAAATAAGAATACAGGCTCCTAAAGAAGTTGATATAAGTAGATGTAAAAAAGTTAAGGAGGAGAAATGACTTTAGAAGATACTGAACATTTAATATCCCTTTTAAAAAACAATAAAATAACAAAGGCATTGGTTATAACTGAAGATGATAAAGGATTTATGTCTCAAAGCTTTAGCGGCACGCATCCTAGAGATTTATTTTTCTTTGCAGGAATTTTGAGTAAAGAGGCAATGCGAAGAGCAGACAAAAAAGACAAGGAAATAAAAGATGCAGGATCAGCCAATGGGTGAAGATTTTATAAGCTCTCAAGCCTACGAACCCTTAGATCAAATGCCTCCTGGCGAACCGGAGTATAACAGTATGAAAGATAGTCTCTCTAAAATGAAAACCAGTGTCTTTAAATATAATGATAAAAAATCTTTCGAGAGGGCGCTTAATTCTTTAGCCTCTAAGATATTAATTTCATTATGTTCAAATTCTTTTATCAACCAATCTCTTAATGAAATGACTAATGTACAGTGCGCTGATGATTTAACTGAGGCAATGACTGATTATGCGTATAAGTTTGCCTATAGCCATCTAGCCAACCAAAAAAAACACAACGAGAAATATGCAGAGTTATGGGAAGAGCTTCAGTTAAAATAAAAGGAGGAAGTGTTGAAAAAGAAATCGAGAGGCCCTAGGAAAATTAAACTGAATGACTACTTATCATTTCAGATTATAGATGGATGTGTTTATTCAAAAAACCAATACGGAACCCTTGATGCAGTTTCCCCGGCTAAAGTCAGAAGATTGATTGCCTGGCTATCTTGGCTTGAAAGAAGAAAATAATTTAAATTTATTTGATTTAACCAGATCTTTATATATCATATCTGCATGGATGAATTCAGCTGGGAAAAACAGTTCGGCAAGGAAATCAAAGATTTAAAGGTTTCCATCAATAGTATACGAGAGCATATCGTCGAGCTTAAAGTTGACATCGCAACGCTCAAAGTCAAATCAGGACTGTGGGGATTAATGGGCGGACTAATCCCGGTCTTAATACTTGCCGCAGTTACTTTCTTAAATTCTCATTGACTTTTGAATATATTACAATAGTCTTTCCCTCATGCCAAAGCACACGACAAAAACACCTATCCCTAAAAAACCTAAGCCAATTCGTGGAAGAAAATAAAACCTTCTCGAGAATAAATGGGGATGGCCTCATTGAAGTTGTCGACGTGGATTCTGGTCAAATCTTAGCTATCCAGCAAACGATGCAAGACCTTTACCAAAAAAAAGAAAATAGATTAGTACAAGTCTATCACCCAGACGACGGTAGGGAAATTTGGTTAGAACGAGGCTTGTCGTTGGATAGTCTTGGAGAGGCCGCTGATTACTTAGCTTTCTCGCAAATATTATCCGATATCATTTGCGATAAAATAGTTAATGGCGGCAAGACCATAACTAAAATATGTAATGAAAAAGGTATGCCTGATTACAGATCTGTTTGTTATTGGCGAAGAACGAAGCCTGAGTTTAAAGAAGCCTTACATCAGGCGAAATTAGATAGGGCTGAAAGTTACCACGATAAGGTTTTAGAAGAAGCCGACACTGTTGATGAGACAAATTCGAAAAGCAAGAAGGTAAAAATTGACGCGCTTAAGTGGGCGGCAAGTGTAGGAAATCCTTCTGAATATTCCTCGCAAACAAAAGTTGTGGGCGACAAAGATGCTCCCGTACAAATAATAGTTGATACTGGAATCAGAAGGCCTAATGATGGTGGCTATAATAAAGACGAAACCGAAGGCGCAAAAGATGTAACTCCTTCTCTAGAGGAAAGTAAAAGTGGCAACTAAGCAAGATCAATTATTTAAAACACTTTCCCCCCAGCCAACCATTGTCGCCGGAACTCCAGCGCGGTTATCAGCGACGAGTATTAAAGTAAGATCTGTTTTAATTGAATCAGCATTTGATAATAAAAAAGAAGTTTTCATAGCAGACACAGAGGCAAATGCTTTGACTACAAATCGTCATACCCTTGTTAACCCTACCGATACAATTGTATTGAGTGTTGTTAACTTTGCAGATCTTGACGGGCATTTAGACTTATTTGATATTTGGTTTGATGGAAATCGCAACGGCGATCTATTAGTTGTTTCTTATGTAGAGTTTAAAGATAAGGCGTTTCAATAAATGATTAATAAAAATAGTGGCAATAATTTAAAAACAAAATCTCAAGCGGTTGTAAGGCTGACTATTCCCGATGCAGCGAGCACCATTCAAGTACACCCAGATCATACGCAATTGTTTATGAGAAACGATGGTGGCAATGCTATGAAATTTAATTTCGAGGATGATGATGCGAGTGATACTTACACCTTGCCACCGGGGAAAGAAACTCCGGTTTTTAGCGTGTCACCTGGAGAAATAATTAATACTGACGGACTGGGCGGATCAACAACTGTGGAGCTTGTATCGTGGGGATAAAAAAACAACCAAAGACAAAAAAAGACGACAGAGAATTAAACATGCGTTTTGATCATAAAACCGGATTACTTAAAATAACAATTAAAGAAGATAAAATAAAAAACCAGGCCAAAGTATTTTTCATCAATGGTGACGAGCACATTGTTGCAATCGACGGCAACGGCCAAGGCGAGCTACAATTTGATCGGCAACAAAAGCCAGTAGTTTATCGTGTTCAAATAAAAGATAAATCTAAATTTAAAAAAGACAAAGATCAGAGACTGGTGTTCTGGTATTAGATGGAAGCTCATATAATTAAAACGGGATACCTTCCCCGGCAACATCAGGAATTTCTACATGAAAACATTAAAAGATTTAATGTGCTCGTTTGTCATCGCCGGTTTGGTAAGTCTACATTTGCCATTAATCATATTCTCGATGATGGCTTACGTAATAATAAACGCAATCCTCAGTATGCTTTTATTGGCCCGACTTATGGTCAGGTTAAGCGTATCATTTGGGAAGTGGCTAAAGATTACGTTAAAGAAATCCCTAACGTCACAATCAACGAAGCCGAACTAAGAATAGATATTAGGCGCCCGCACCTAGGCGACAAAGTAAGGATCATGCTTTTATCTGGCGAAAACCCAGGCAGTATCAAGGGGATTTATTTAGACGGCGCAATCCTTGACGAATATGCTGAGATGGATCCTATCGTTTGGTCGCAGGTCGTTCGTCCAACTTTATCAGATAGAAAAGGTTGGGGAATTTTCATCGGAACGCCAAAGGGCAACAATCATTTTTACGACATATTCCAATTTGCAGAGACTAATCCCAAATGGTTTTCTAAAGTATTTAAGGCAAGCGAGACTAACATATTACCACAATCGGAACTAGACGATTGTAAAGCCGAGATGAGCGAGGAAGAATATGACCAAGAATTTGAGTGCAGCTTTACTGCCGCTCTAGTAGGATCCTATTATGCTAAGCAATTTAAAAAAATTGATGAAGATAAGAGAGTTAGAAATCTTCCTCATGATCCTTCCTTGGCTGTTGATCTATATTGGGACCTTGGTATTGGGGACGCTACTGCTGTTTGGTTTTTGCAGCAGTTCGGCCACGAGTATAGATTTATAGATTATTATGAAATCTCAGGAGCCGCTTTACCGGAAATTGTAAACGAACTTAAAAGAAGAAGAGAGAAGCATAAATATTCCTACCGCGAAGTTGTTTTACCACATGACGGGGCCGCAAGAAGTTTAGACACCGGTCGCACCAGGCAAGAAACTTTGAGAGAATTAATGGGCATCAATCCAATTGTTTTGCCGCGTCAAGCCATAGAAGATGGTATACACGCGTCAAGGATGCTTCTTGCAAAATCTTATTTTGATGAAGTAAAATGCAAACGTGGAATAAGAGCTCTAAGGGAATACGAAAAAAAATGGAATTCCAAAGAGCGACGGTTTGAAAATAAACCGAGACATAACTGGGCGTCCCACGGCGCTGATGCTTTTAGAGTTTGCGCAATGGGCAATAGGCCAGAAACGAGTAGAAAAAAAATAAATGATCTTCAAAGATTTGCAGATTCGGATTATGATGTTTTGACTTGAGGGAGAATAAACTATGGGCGGCGGGAGAATGAGAGCTAAAGCAGTTACAACAGCTGGCGCTGCCGATGTTGAATCTGCCAAAACAAATATCAGAGAAGATAAAACCATCTCTCAAATTACCAGAGAGGAATTGCTTGGCGGATTAAAAGGTGATCAAGTTCAAATCACAGATTTTACAAAAGTGGGTGAGCAGTTTGCGGCGGCTAGAGAAGGTCGTGAATCTAAATTTAAAAATCGTCAATTTGCAGAACAAAGAAGAAGGCTTTTAGAAGAACGTCCGGGCACTCGGCAAACCATATTGTGATATAATTATGTTATTAACCCCTATACAAATCATTCAGAGATTTAACACCTTAAAAGGAATCAGAGGCAATTGGGAAACTCACTGGCAAGAGCTTGCTGATTTTATTCTCCCTCGCAAAAACGATATTATCCAATTTAAAAGTCCAGGTGAGAAAAGAAACATACAAGTCTTAGATAACACCGCAATGATATCAAACGAACAATTAGCGGCGGCACTTCATAGTTTCTTATCAAACCCTAACACACAATTTTTTGAATTCACTACAGGCGACCAAGACCTTGACGAAAGAGATGATGTAAGGCTTTGGCTTCAGGATTCCGCTCGCCGAGTTTTAAACGTTTTAAATAACACCAATTATCAGACAGAGATCCACGAACTATATTTAGACATTTGCTGTTTCGGTACAGGCATTATGAATATCATGGAAGATCCAAACGATGTTGTTAGATTTAAAACAGAATCGCTTTCTAAAATTGTTGTTGATGAAAATAATTTTGGAGAAGTGGATGAGCTTTATCATCAATTCAGATGGAACGCTAAAAAAATAGTTCAAGAGTTTGGCGAAGAAGTCCCGCCAAAAGTAACAGACTCTCTTGAAAAAGAACCTGATAGAAAATTTGAAATCATTCATGCGATTTATCCAAAGGAAATACGGAAAGCATCTAAAACACCTATGCAATTCCATTCACAATTTATTCTTGTGGAAGATTCTTCCGATCTTTCAGTCAAAGGCTTCCGAGAATTTCCTTATGTAGTCCCTCGTTGGACGAAGATAAGCGGGGAGATTTACGGGAGATCCCCCGGCATGAATGCTTTACCTGAACAAAAGACTCTTAACAAAATGACAGAGACTACTTTAAAGGGCGCACAAAAAGTTGTTGATCCTCCCTTGCAGGTTCCTGATGATGGTTTTATTACCAACATTAGAACACGTCCTGGTAGTTTAAACTTTTTCAGAAGCGGATCCACTGATAGGATTACTCCGGTATTTAACGACACTCGAATTGATTTTGGTTTTCAGGCAATGGAAGCTAAGAGAATAAGAGTTAAAGAAGCTTACTTTGCTGACCAATTAAAACTAGGTGTTGGCCCACAGATGACTGCTACAGAAGTAGAGCAGCGCGCGCAGGAAAGCTTAAGACTGCTCGGGCCAAACATGGGGAGACAACAAGTTGAAACTTTAACCCCAATGATGGCAAGAGTTTTTGGTATCATGGACCGGAAAGAAATGTTTAAGCCAAAACCAGACGCTTTGCGAGAGGTTAGAAACTTAGAAGTGAGATATTCTTCTGTTATGGCAAGAGCTCAAAAGATTAGCGAAGGAAGAAGCATCACTAGAACATTTGAGCAAATAGCATCTTTTGGTCAGATTGATCCATCAGCTTTTGATAATTTCGATGTTGACAAGATCACTAAGGGCGTAGCAAAACTGAATAGCTTTCCTCAGGAGATGTTAAGAAATCAAAAAGAAATCGAAGAAATTCGTAGTGCAAGACAGGCGGCAAATGAAGCGGCGGCAGCAGAAGCGAGCCAAAGCAGAGCCGCCGATAACTTTGCAAAGACTGCAGCTGGCGCAGGTCAATTAAGGTAATATGTCGAAAAAAACAATAAGCAAAAGAACAGTGGCGAACGTCACGCAATTTAAAGAACTCTTCGGATCTCCCTTAGGCAAAAAAGTTTTATGGAAGATGTGTAAAGATGTTGGATTCTTAGAGTCTAACCATTGTCCGGGCGATCCATATTCATCAGCCTTTAATGAGGGCAGACGAACTGTGGTTGTAGATATTTTGAGAAAAACAAATATGAATTTAGATAAGATTAATAATCTTGTTGAAGAAGGAGAGAAGGATAATGCTGACTGGCTTGATGAGTAATAGATTTTTGTTTGAAGAAGCTCTGTCTGGTGATGGCGGCGGCGGTGGTGGTGGCGATGCTGGTAGTATTTTAAACAGTGACCCTGCTCCGGCTCCCGTTCCAGCAGCTGCCCCCCCGCTTTCTGATCCTAACGCTCCCCCACCGGTTGCCGCTCCAGTAGGAATCACTTTTCCCGACAACTGGAAAGAGGGATTACCAGAAGAATTAAGAGCAGAAACGGCACTAGGAGTAATTCAAGATATTCCCTCCCTTGCCAAATCATACATTCACGCCCAGAAACAAATCGGTGCTGATAAAATTGTACTCCCGTCGAAGCACGCCACACCTGATGATTGGAAAGCCGTTTACCAAAAGCTTGGTCAGCCAGCGGATCTAAAAGATTATGTTGTCGACGTTCCTAAAGAGGGAAATTTTGACGACGGCTTCATCACTGACTTTAAAAAGTTTGCACATGAGGCCAATATTTTACCTGCCCAGGCAAACAATTTACTTAAGTGGTATGCCGAGGCAAATAATTCTGCTCTGGCAAATGAGCGAAAATCGATAGAGTCAGAAACCAGTGAGACCATTGGCCGGCTAAAAAGAGAATGGGGCGAGACTTATAATACGAATATCATTGCCGCCAGAAATGCAATTAAAGAGGCGGCCGGAGAAGGCGCCGAGACTGTGTTTAGCTGGCTAGATTCGTCCGGGCTTGGAAGTAATGAAACGCTTATAAAGCTATTTAGTCATTTTGGAAACATGATGAAAGAAGATAGCATTGTTGGCGATACACCTCAGGGACCATCGAGTGCGCCAACACAATTACAAGATCAGGTTGATGAAATTATGGGCAACAAAGAGCATCCTTATTGGGTCGGAACTCACCCGAACCACAAGAAGGCTGTTGGAGAAATGGAGTCTTTAATGAAAAGGCTTAGCCCGGATGAGCAGGCCGAGAAAATAATTTAATAGTTGACAAACTCAAAAATATTTCTATTCTATTGATGGAGGCAATCTCATGTTCTTTGAGATCTCTAATTTGAGTTTTGGATAAACCTTAGGGTCCCGTTAATAAAACTCAATGTCTTTTTTTTACATATCGAATCCTCTGATTGAGGGCAATTCACTAAATATTTTCATTTCAATTTTTTGGAGGACGATATGTCTCAATCAGTAACGGAAGCGTTTGTAAAGCAGTTTAATGCTAATATTTTTCACTTATCACAACAAAACGGAACAAGGCTTATGCCCTTTGTTCGAAACGAATCTCAAAGAGGTAAGTCGCAATTCTTTGATCGATTAGGTCCTGTTGTCGCAACCAAGGGAACTACTCGTCACGCGGATACTCCTTTGATCGATACTCCACACTCTAGACGAAGGGTTACTCTTGTTGATTTTAAACACGCCGATTTGATCGATGATGCGGATAAGATCAGAATGCTGATTGATCCTGCCGGCGATTATGCCCTGTCTTTTGCAAGAGCTTTTGGCCGAGCAAAAGATGATGAAATCATCGCGGCCGCAAGTGGTAACGCATTTGGCGGTGAAGAAGGGAATGATGTTATCCCCTTGCCAGACACTCAAAAGGTAGTTTCGGTAAGCGGCGGTGGCGGAGCGAACATGAATGTTCAAGCCCTTCGTCGCGCAAAGAAAATCCTTGATCAAAACGATGTTGATCCAAGTATCAGGAGATATTGCGCGATCAACGCAAGTCAGTTGGAGTCCTTACTTAAGGAAACTGAAGTAACCAGCGCCGATTTCAACACTGTTCGTGCATTGGTTATGGGTGAGCTTAACACTTTCTTAGGCTTTACTTTTGTTCGTCTTGAAAGGCTTGTTACTCAAGTTGGAGCATTATCATTTAATGTTACCACGGGAACAGTTGGAACCGGTGCCGGAGACGCTGATACTTTCCGAAAAGCTCTTTGCTGGGCTCAGGACGGTCTAATCCTTGCCACTGCTGAAGATATTAAAACAAGGATCCAAGAACGTGCTGACAAAAACTTTTCCACTCAGGTTTTTGCTTCAATGGGAATTGGCTCAACAAGAATTGAGGAAGAAAAAGTTGTTGAAGTTTTAAGTAACGACACCATTTAATTAATGAGTGAGAGGAAAGAGTTAGTAGTATTAAGCTTTTTAATTTTAATGTAGGAGATTTTAACTATGAGTACTTTATTTGGATTAAATGCAACAAAGAGGGATGTGGATGTCCCTGCCAATAAAATTGCAGTTGAAGATCAGCATGGTCGAATAAGAACGGCCTTTGATCAGATCACTTTCACGGCAGAATTGGCCACAAACGATATCCTTAAAATGATGAAGCTTCCCGAGGGCTCAGTCTTGAGAAAGGCCAAGCTTGAGAATGAAGCGGTCGACATGTCGGTTGACGTTGGCTGGGCGGCTTCGGTGAAAGAAGTAAGCGGAGCGCCCGTTGAAGTGGCTGATCCTGATGGCATCATAGTGGCTAAAGATTTAGTCGCTGCTGCTGTTACAAAAATGGAAGATGTTGTTGCCATTCCCGGAACGGATAAGAAGTTTAACGCCGAAGTGTGCGTTCAGCTTTTGGTAAAAGATGTTTCAACAAATGCGGTAGGCAAGACGTTAAAACTTAATCTTGAATACGTTGTTGACTAAGGAGCTAGAAATTGTCGGTTTCTGAGGTTTCAATCTGTAACTCCGCGCTGTTTAAGATCGGCGCGGAGCCAATACTTGCTTTTTCGGATGAGTCGAAGAACTCCAGAATTTGCAAGGCTCAATATCCAGTTTTAAGGGATGAGGTATTGAGATCTCATCCTTGGAATTTCGCAATTGCCAGAAAAGAATTAGCGAAATTAGTTGCCGTGCCAGTTTATGAATTCGAGTCTGCCTTCCAATTACCGACAGATGTACTTAGAGTTCTAGATAACGAAGCAAATTTTGAAAGCTCTTTTGTAGAGTGGCAAGTAGAGGGCGATAAAGTTTTGTCTAACGACGACACCATGAAAATAAAGTACATCAAAAGAATTGTGGATGTTTCTAAGTATGATCAAAACTTTCTAGAAGTATTAGCCTTTAGACTTGCTGCAGACTTCGCTTATGCGTTGGTGCAATCACTAAGTGTTCAAGCTCAGATGTTCAGCGCCTATCAACAGTTTTTAAGACAGGCTAGAAGTTTCGACGCGCAAGAGGGAGCGCTTAAGCAGGTTCGTGCAGATGAATGGTTTAATTCGAGGTTTTAATGGCAAAGTTCAGATCCATACAAAACAATTTTTTAAATGGAGAAGTGACTCCAAAGTTTTATGGAAGAACAGACTCACAAGAATATTTTCAATCCCTTCGTCTTTTACAAAATAAATATTTACTACCTCAAGGTGGCGGGCAAAGAAGGCCTGGTTCTGAAAATATACCCTCTACAAATGTTATATTATTTAATATACTACAGACGGCGCCAAGCCCTGTTGCCACTGATTTATCCACATTCCCTGCCGACACTCAGTTTAGATTTGTACCTTATACATTTTCACAAAACGAAAAATATGTTTTCCTATTCGTTAACCCGACAGCCGGTTCTAGAAAAATTGGCATTTGGCATGTAGATGATGGTACATGGGCGACTTATGGCGGGACTGATACGATACCTCCTGCCGGCTTAAAGATAGCCACAGGACCAATTGTTGCCACTCCTTTGTTTGAAATGCAATTTGCATCAACGGGGTCATTAACTTTTTTCGCTCACAACACAATACTTCCTTTTTATTTTGCAAGACTTTCACTTAAAACATTTCAAATGTTCCCGTGGTATATTGATCCTGCAACAATATTTACATCAACAAGCTTTAATATAGATCAATCCCATGCTTTTCGAGATCCTCTGCCAAGCTCAACGGGTACGGCAACGGGCGGAACGAGCATGACAACCGCTGAAGATTTTTTTACATCAGGTATGGAAAAATATGTAATTCAATTTTTCAATAACACACAGGGGTTTGTTTCCAGGGCGGTTGTTACCTCT